GTGTGGCCTAGTCGGTATAATTCTGACCATAAGCACACATTTACTGTGGAAAAGGAAGAATCTTGGTCACCTGTGTCCATAAACCTGAAGCCTTTGCTGTTGGAATTAGGTGGAACCTTAGAGTTATTGGAGGTTCAGGACGATGGATATGATTATGATGCAGAGGATTGCGATCAGACGGAACACCAAAGACTTGCCCAGATTATGGGGGTAGTCCGTAGGGGTTGACACGTGTGATATAATATAACAAAAGGTGATTGGAGAGTAATTATGTATGGAGGACATCCTGACCACGGATTAGGTGGTGAAGCAGGACAACACAGCGCAGGAACAGGCATGGAGAGTGCCTATGGAGGGCAGGCTATTGGCGTTTATGGCGGTCTTGCCGCAGGACAGAACGAAATGGGTGCTTTTCTTGACTCTATGCAGGAAAGATATGGTCTGGAATCCGTAACAAATTTTGTAAATAATTACTTAAACAGGCACTATAATCAGCAAACTTTAGCACAGCCTTTGGGTATTCCTGCCCAAGGATATAGGGACTTAAATTATGATTCCCAAACTTTTGGGTATAATCCAGTTGCTCCTGTAGAAGCAGAATATTCTACTCCACAGGCTCAAATGACAAGAGTTCCTTTTGGTGATCTAGGGCTTTCCTATCCTGCCGCAGGTAACATGTTTGATAGTTCAGCAAGCCCAGAACTTGAGATGTCTGGCAGAATGACTCCTGATCAACTTGCGGCCCTTGATGCGGCGCAACAGAATACACAAAACTTCACTGCCTTTGGTCAGGGGTTCATTGACCAGATGATGGAGGCTTCTCCTCAACCGCAAAACTATGGGCCTGAATATGGCGGCGGCGGAGATGAGTTAATTCCACCACGTTGGATAGAACAAGACTACGGAAGAGGGAGATAATTATGGCTATTGGGATTTCAAGAGGAGGAACTAGCAGAGGACACCCAGATCATGGGCTTAGTGGGAGTGTAAGCGGTCACTCCGCAGGTACAGGTATGGAAGGCGCTTTAGGTGGCGCGGCGATTGGGCCTGACGCAGGACTTGGGCCTATCGGAGGCTACACAGGCTTTATGGGACAGCAGTATAACCAGAACATGAAACAGCGTTATGGACAACACCAGATGCATGATTTTTTGAAGATGATGTCTCAGAAATACGGATACGACTCTATGAAAAATTTCGTAGATAGTTATCTGGGTCAGATTGATTCTATGGCTCCTAAGAGTTACCACGAACAGGCTCAAGACTTAAACTTTGCCCCTCCGGATTTTGGCCCTTCTCAGGGCTTGGGTTATAGCGGCGGTCACTTTGGTGGCGGCAGATAAATGGCTGAAAGAGGGAAATTCGGGCCACCGGGATTCGGGCCTTCTGAAGGTGAAGGTGAACCTTCAATTTCCCTAGAAGAATTTATAGATCAACATCTGCAAGGATGGAATCTTCATCCCAATTTAAACGATCAAAATTTTTCACTAAGTTACAGTGGTCATCCGGGGTGGGGCTATGCAACCATTGACGAAGAAGGAATAGGGTGGAACTTTACTCCGTCTGATATTCCGAGCATTAATATTCAAGGACAAAACTTTAATCCCACAGGAATGTCATATGATGTGATTACTGATGTTCCGGGCCTTGACCTTAATTTAAATTTAGACCAAGATTTTGATCCTAGTTTAGATTTTGGTTACTTCGGAGTACCTAATACAGGGTTAATAGGGTCTTACGGTATTAATACAGGCACTCATAATCTACAGGGAACTATGAATGATCTGTTTGGTGTACCGGGCTTAAATCTAGATGCCCATTACGGAACAGGCGGTTGGGGTGCAGGTATTAGTTATGGTGGTGATTTGAGGGGAAGATAGTGGATGCTTGGTATGGGGAAAATGAAACATATGGAACTTTAGCAGATTTCCTTACAGGAGAAATGCTGAATGACCTTTGGGGCAATGACCCATCATGGGGAATGCGTCCTACCTATACTAATCCAGTGTCAGAATTTGTCAGTGAAGGGCCTGCCGATTTGTACAACCGCATTGAACAGAATTTGTCTGATTTGCTTTCTCTAGGCCCTACATTCATTAAAGAAAGCGCGAAAGCCGCTGGAATGTCTGCTGTGGATTGGTTGGGAGCCGTAGCATTTCAAGGCTCTCAAAATCCGCAAGGGCTAGGTCAGGAAGTCCTTGGGGCGATCAGTTATCCATTCAGAAAAACTGCCGAAGTAAGTATGGATTATCTTAATCCTTGGTCTACAGTTGATGAGCAAGGCTCTCCTGTTGGTTTAATGCATTCAGAGCAAATGCCAGAATGGTTAAGCCGTTTAAACGATCCAAGTATGCGGATGACTATGATGCAGAATCCGGGGTTGCCTCTGGCAGGAGCAGTGCTAGGCGGCTTTGGCATTCCTATAAATAAATGGGCAGAAGGTGAGGATGTCCTTAAAGGGGATGTGTTAGCAGGAGTTGCCTCTTTGACTGGGCCTGTAGCAGGGCTGACTGCAAGAGGGGTTGGTAAGGTTGCTCAGAAAACAGCACCTACAGCCTTCGATGCATCAAGAAGAAAAATTTTACAAGGCGCGGCAGGAGCAACTGGATTGCTTGCTTTAGGAGGGAAAGGTCTTGTTGGGCGGGCTACCAAGGTTGGTTCTAAGGCTAAGTTAGGGGCATCAACCATTGGAAGAGGGCTTGCAGGAAATTTCTTTGGAACTGTAGGGGCATTACTCAAACAGGCAGAAACAGGACTCCCCGGCCCTGCTACGACTAGCGGCGCGGGAGTAGTTAAAGCCCATGAAAGCATGCCACTTTCGCCTAGTTCAATGATTAGGTTAGGAAATGAAGAAAGGTCTACCGTTAACTTCTTTACTAAATTTGCTAGAGCCGCTGAAAACAACATGGGGATACGAGAGTTCGATATTGAAGGTGGCAAAGTTATTGGTCGGGGTGTCGATACTTTTGGCGGCCTCATTGATCCAAAATCTGGTATGCCTATTAAGCCGAGAGTTCTGGATAGACTAGATGATCACACATTTGTTGCAGATTTAAATCCACCTACAGGGATGGAAGATTCGTATTGGAAATATTTAAGGGGTGTTGCTAAAGCAATTGATGCTGGCGATGAGCCTATTTCAGGTATATCAGAAGAGGCTGTTGGTATTATCAATAAAATCGTGGACGCACAAAAGAAACTTAAGACAGTGCCAGACCTTGGGCCGGGCCTTGACCCAATGTACGGAATAGGTGATTCTCTGGATAGTTTTTGGCGCACTGGTCGCGTTGATTTTTTGGAAGGGTTAGATGATGTCACCGTGAATAAATTAGTACAGCAAAGGCAGATATGGGAGTTAGATAGGACGTTTACAAATAGGTTAGATACTCAACTGCAAGATGTTAAGTGGGGGATGGCTCACTTGGAACATCTTGAGAAAACTGATCCTGAAAGACTTAAAGCAATTCTTACAGATATGACCAATATAGGAGAAGATGCGATCCCAGTCAATATAGCATCGGCTGATATTGCGAGAAAAATGTTAGAGGCTTTACAATGAACAAAAAACCTAGCAACAATAACAAGTTTGTAAAACTGTGGACTCCGCAAATGAAACGGAGAGTAGAGATTCTTTTCTACAATGGCGCTTCTATCGTAGAGGTATGCCGCGAGATCGGTATTGTAAAAAAGACATTCTACAATTGGATGGAAGCCTATCCAGAATTTAAAGAAGTTGTAGATCATGGAATGATTGCCGCTGAATCTTGGTGGATTGAGAGAGGCCGAGAGAATGTTGATAACCGCAAGTTTAATCACGCTCTCTGGCTACTGATGATGGTTAACCGATTCAAGTGGCACTCTGCTTACGCCAAGAAGGAAGAGAAAAAAGAAATTATTAACGAGCATAAGGTAGAAGTTAAGAACGCCGTAGACGTAGATTCTATTTTGCAAAAATCTATTCAACAGGGAATAGACCAGATAGACAAAATACATTAAGGATTGATTATGCCAAAAGTCGGAACCAAAAAATTCCCTTATACTGCTAAAGGAAAGAAAGCCGCTAAGTCCTACGCCAAAAAAACTGGCAAAAAAGTAAAGCCTAAGAAGGGTTACTAGTCATGGCATATGGTGATACAGAAGCACCAGATGATGGCAGTAATGATGGAAGTTCTGGTGGTGATCCAATCGGTAGCCAAGGAGCAGATGCTCCTAGTGTAGGCCTCGGTACAGGCCAGAATCCTGATAACCCTGCTAAAGGAGTAAACGTTGGGGGTCTTTTAGGCGGTACTACAGGCTCTTCCGCTACTGATTCAGCACTGGCAGGTTTTTTAGGAATGTTGGGATTTAATCCTAGCGCCACGCCTATTGGAGTAAATGTAGAAACTGAACAAGAGGCTCCACACACACATCCAGACTTTAATCTAAGTGGAACCGCCCATGATCCAAATGCTCCTTCTCCCGGCGTTTCTCTTACTGACCGCGGCTATGAAAAAGCAGTGTATGGGTCTGGAAAAGCACTTAGTTATAATAAAGCAAGACAAATTAATCTTTATGAAAGATTTGAACCAGTTGTTAATTCATTAGAACAGCAAATTAATGCTTTAAGACAAAAGAAAAATAAAACCCAAGATGATTACAAAGAACTTACTAAACTAAGCAGGCAGTACCAAAACTTATTAGACTCAGATCAGTATCAAAAATTGCAGGCTCATCGTAATCCTGCGCTAGGAATGATTCCAAAAGCATTAGCAGGAGCATTAGGGCTTGGTGCTATAGGGTTTGCTCCTGCAATAGAAAATGCATTAATTGAAAGAGGACATATAGACACAACAAGCCCTCAAGATGTTATGGACGCTGATCCGGCAGATGATGCTCCAGAAGGCCCAGATCAAATTAACAATACTGAAGACCAAAATCCTGCTACGTTTTGGTCTTTAATGAATACTGTAAGAAATAATAAAAGTATATTTCAAAATGTTTCTTCTGAAAAAATGAAGGAACTTCTCAGTAATCCAGAGAAATTTTGGAAATTTTACGAAAACGCTACAGAAGAAAACAATCAGAATCAATCTGAAAAATATGGCCCAGTATTATGGAAACCAGTTTCTGAAAAAGATAAAAATCTTGTCATTTTAACACCTGCTAATTTAGGTAAACTAAAAGTTTATCTTGCAGACGGTAGTGGTAAGATTATAGAGATGGCTCGTTCTATGGGACGAACCAATGGAAGAAGGCATACGTATAGATTTTCTAGACCGGGAAGTATGTATGGCTCAAACACAACGCTAGTAATTGGAGGAGTTCATTATCCAGTGTCTAATCCAAGCGTAAGATCAATGTTATCAACTGGATAAAGGTAAATTATTATGGCATATAATCCTTTTTTAAGATCAAGACTTTCTTCTGGATTATGATCCCTCACTATCTCTTGGAACCAAGAAAGGAACTTATAACGTATAATGTATGCTAGTTTCCATAAACGAAAGAGCATTAGCAACAGGTAAGAATGTTGATGCCGCTATTAAACTAGCGGAGTGGGCTAGAACAGCAGACTATGATTCAGTTGTTAAAGCATACGCTGAATGTCATCGTGATCCTAACATTGATGATTCTTTTATTCGCACTCTCGCTCAGTGTGACAGGTTTTATCTTGGCGTGTTTATCTGTAATCGCCATGATATGCTACATCCTTGGATATATGAAAGATGTAGAGAGGTCGAATGCAACAAAGATGATCATTTAGATTTATGGGCTAGATTTCATTACAAGTCAACTATAATAACTTTCCTTGGTTGTGTTCAGGAGATTTTGTGTAATCCTGACATTACTATAGGTATTCTTTCATATTCAGCAAGGCAGGCAAAGCCTTTTCTCAGGCAAATAATGCAGGAGTTTGAGTCAAATGAAAAACTCCAAGATTTATTTCCTGATATTTTGTGGAAAAATCCCAAGCATCAAGCGCCCAAGTGGGCGGAAAATGAAGGAATCTGTGTTAATAGGTTTGCTAACCCTAAAGAGCAAACAGTCGAGGCGCATGGACTTGTCGATGGTCAGCCTACTGGACGACATTTTTCACTCATTGTTTATGACGATGTTGTAGTTCAGGAGTCTATCAACACTCCAGAACAAATTAAAAAGACAACTACCCAATGGGAACTGTCTTTGAACCTTGGTTCTACACATGATCCAAGATACCAATACGCGGGAACTAGGTACGCATATGGCGACACATATGGAACAATACTACAAAGAGCCGCAGTCAAACCTAGAATACATCCCGCAACCTACAATGGTCAGATGGATGGTGAACCAGTATTTCTTGCCGAAAAACGTTGGGAAGAAATCAAAAAAACTACATCCACATATACCGTAGCCTGTCAGCAACTGCTCAATCCGATTATCGGAAGTGACGTATCGTTTAAGCAGGAATGGTGGAATGAGTGGGAAGTAAGGCCATACACATTAAACGTGTATATAATGGTTGACCCCGCTCACTCAAAAAAGAAAGAGTCAAACAGAACTGCGTTTGCAGTAGTCGGAGTAGATGCCAACTTTAACAAATACCTGCTAGACGGCGCTTGTCATAGAATGTCTCTTTCTGAAAAATGGGAGATGCTCAAACGACTGCGCCGAAAGTGGAAGAGAGCGCCGGGAGTTAGAGAGGTTAAGGTAGGATACGAAAGGTACGGCGCACAAAGCGACATAGAACACTTTAAAGCAATGATGTCTGCTGATGGCAGTAACTTTCCTATCTATGAACTTAACTGGGTTGGCGGCGGTGGCTCCCAATCAAAGAAGGATAGGATACAAAGACTAGAGCCAGACCTTAAAGACGGTTCTTTCTTTTTCCCCTATCCTACTGATGAGAAAATGCTAACATCTTATCAAAGAGATTTTAAAGAACGTAAGCAATCTTTCCTTATCTCCAAAAAAATAATTTGTATAGACGAAGATCGAAAGACTTACGACTTAACTAAATGGGTTAAGGATAACGAGTATAACCTCTTTCCTACTATACACCCTGACTTTTTAGATGCTTTATCCCGCGTGTATGATATAGACCCCATGCCTCCTAGATCAGGAAATAGGGGCAGGAGTTTGGAACCACCCGCAGAGGCTCGTTATTAATGGCTAGAACAAGAAGAGTTGGCAGAAGAAACTACCCTCCAAGAAGGGTTGCTTATAAGATGTCCAACAAAAATTTTTATGAGAAACAACCAAGAAAGTTTCCGTTTGGTGTGTTTCCATATGTTCAGCCTTACTATTGGGTTGCAGGTTACTGTGAGAGTGAAACATGGTGAGTTCGATAATTTAAACAGCGCGGTAACCGGACATTAAATATGAAAACACTAGTACTAGCACTCGCGCTGATTGCATCTCCCTTGATGGCTCAAACACCCCCGGTAGGAATTAAACCTGTAATGGTACGTATGCAGTTATTCTGCGCTGATTCATTTGAGTTTTTAATGAATGTTCTTGCAGTAGATTTTGGTGAAGCACCAGTAGCAATGGGCTACTTGAAAGAAGGCGCAGAAGAAGCAACGACTGTTGTATTTTTCCGCAACGAAAGCAATACCCAATCT